TTGTTCACCGAAGCGTATGGTTTTTACTGCGTCTCCGTCTTTAACGACTACCACATGACTCTTTTTAGGATGTCCAGGCGTCCGCTTGGGCTTACTAAACCCAGACACACCAGCTCTCTTCAGCGCTGGATGCTTTTCCTCAAAAAAGGTCTTGAACTTAATCATTACATCATTTTCCCAGCTTTGTACATCTTACCACGAGAGCCCATTCTCTTCATCATGGATGTGCCTTTAGCCTTAGCTTTCTTATCAGCCTTATCAGTATCAGTGACACCAATACCATAGCCTTTTTTGTCAGCGCCTGGATCCATAGCTTTGTTACGAGCTTGATTGGCAGCTGCCCTCTTAGCCATGTACTTTTGAACAGCAGGAGTTGTGGAAGCAGATTTACCAAAAGATCCTTTAGGGCCAAAGATGTCTGGCTTTTTAGGTCCATCACGCTCTAGAGCTTCTTCAACATCAACTGCTTCGTTACGCTTTGACTTTTGATATGCATTATATTCTTTGCGTCTCGCGTTATCAGCATCTCTGTTTTTAGGAGTAAGTTTGCTATTTGATTTACCGTGGGCCATAACTTTCTTACCCATAGGAGTAAGGTTGCCTTTCTTATCATACATTTGATTGATAAGTTTCAATTCAGCAGCAGTCAATTCGTCGATCTGTTCCACTGCTTCGTTTTTAGACATGGAGCCAGTCTTAACAACGCCAGAGCGTTTAATCTTGTTAATTAACTTTAGATTGGCTAATTTATTATTCTCTTTCATGTCCTGACCTTTCCGACGATCAAACTCTGATTTTGCCGCAGCATGCATGGGGTGCGCGGGGTTTTTTAAAATAGTTGACAATCTGCGATTGGAGTGACCTCTTAGGTCTTCTATCGATTCTGTTGCAATATATGTTTTTAATGTCATGGCTTTACCCCTTTATTTCTTTGCAACATTCTGGCCCTGCGTGCTCTATCGAGAATACGGTCGTGCTTGACCTTGTCTTTTTCTCTTTCCTTGGCAATCATATTGCTAGCTTGGGCTTTATCTTTTGCGATAGTGTCTTTGGCTTTGGCCATATGATCAACAGCCTCAGAGGCGTTTTTAAAGTCTTGTTTTGTAGGAGCGCCTTTAGATCCAGGCTTTCTCATGGGCCGACCTTCTTTGCGCTTCTTATGAATGTTATACCAAAGTCCCTTTTTCTCGCCTTCAGTAACCCGCTTAGCAGTAGCAGTCGCAATAGCCATCTTCTTGGACATATCCATATTGGGATTATCGCGTTCCATTGCTTTAGCAATTTCCTCACGCTTTTTCTTTTCAGCTGGAGTTAGTGTCTTTTCAACCTTCTGGCCAGGAGTCATATTCTTTGCTTTTTTAGCTGACTCTGGAGTTCCCCACTCAGGTTGATTAACTTCCTCGATCTTCTCGACAGCATCTAACCATTGACGAGTCTTACGATCAGCGGTTTCAACAATAACATAGTTAGATCCAAGAACAGTAATCATTCCAACTTCATCTGTTTTCTTAATGATCACCTGCTCGCCAAGTTCAAACAGTTGCCCTCGAACAAATTGTTCTCTAGTATCTGACACTGGAGATAATTCAATATGACGTTTGAAATCTTTTGCTTCTTTTAAGCCCATTCCTTTACGAACATCATTGAACAATCGACGTGCGTCATTGTTAGACATTGTTTTAGGTAGCCCTTTAGTGAAGGTAGTGAAATCATCTTTTGAAGCATTATCTCTTTGCTTAGATGATGACATACCCTCAACACCTTCAGCCTTTGGGTTTCTTGCGCCAGCTGACACCACATCAATAGACTTAAAGTTATAAAAGCCATGACGTGCTTGTTTACCGTTGTATTTGTTGAGTACAATGTCAAATTCACTCACACGATCATCTCCAACAACCATAACAACTTTACGGAAGCCTTCATCGTATAATGCAACAAGTGCGTCAATCGCTGACTTTACTTTTTTATTAATCATAACAGAACGAGCATGTTTAGGGAACATCTTCCGCACGTGCTTAACTTTATCAGAATACGATAAAGGATTCTTTTTTGAATCTGTCGTCTGTGACAGATAAACTCTGTATTGATTACGACCAGCCTTGGCCGCAGTTCTATCTAATAACTTGCCATGACCAATTGTAGGCGGGTTCATTCTACCAAAGGTAAAATAAACTACACGTTCTTCTTCTACAAGATATTGACTAAAGGAATTAATCATTTTTCGCTGTCGACCGATCTAAATTTGTTGTCATACCACGCTTGCGCTCTTGCTCAAGCTTTCTCATTTTAGGCAGCAACTTTTTCGCAATGCGATCAATCCGCGGACCTAGCTTATCTAGGCGCTTTTCAATCTCTTGTTTTTTCGAAAAGGGAAGGGCGCTATAATTATCAGTTTTAGATAACTTCTTTGCAATCATAAGTCTTGCTTGCTTACGAGCACGTTGTTTTAGACGTTTAGGATCTGCTGTGCGGCGTTTAGCCTTCTCACGACCAATTTTAATGCGAGAAGCATACTTCTTCATCATGCGAGCACGCTTCTGCCTTTGCGATAGCGTTAGAGCCTCGCTTACACAGTTACATTCGTCGCCACAGTCACATTGCGTTTGTTCAAATAGTTTATCAACATTGAAAGCCATTTTATTAGTTCCTCGTTGGCTTGTCCCATCCCTTTAATATATCAGATGAAAAGTTGTTGTATGAAAATTCCATACGATCAACAATTTTCACCGCATCACCACCAAGCTTATCAATAGCAACATAGCCTTCTTCGCCTGTTACTTTATAACCATTACGTGTTTTAACAAAGGTTTTAACTTTTGCTAATTTGTTAAGATTATTTATAAGTATTAATTTCGCTAATACTATTACTTTTTGGAGATCAAACATTTTAATCAGACTAGCTTTATTGTCCTCAGAAAAGAATTCAAGGATGGTATTCAACTTATCCCTCTGAGCCTTCTGCCCTCTGTCCGTTTTACGCTTGGCAATTTCCTTTGCATATCGAAGTTTGATCCAACGGATGAGCTTGGCGGTGTGTTGTGCAGAATCTCCTGGGATTTGGCCTTTTCTAACATACTTATTGTTGAATTGCTCAATGAGTCTTGATAGTTCGATGTCTCGTTCAAGCCGTTTGAGTGTAGATCCTGAGATCTGATTAAATAATTTACCAGCTTGCGATAGATACTGATTAACACTTTGAGTATCCTTTTTGTTCATAGTAAGGTTCGTCATGTCACGCAACATAGCATCCTGTGACCAAACAGCTTTAGATTGTTTTAGCGCGCGTACGTTGACTCCGTAGTTTGCCCTAAGGGAGGTAAAATCTCCACCTCTATCGGCTCCAGTATAAGTGGTATGCCATACGATTCCGATCTTTGCTGATTTGATTGCTGCAGCAGCAGGGCTATTAGCAGGAACAGCGTAGACGATAGTATTAGGGTGGAAAGTAAGATAGTCCTCACCATTAATTTTCGCCTTCTTTATATCACCAGGTCCAAACAAGAAGTCGCCTTGCACGACACCTTTAATACCCAACTTCGGTAGCTCTTTAAGAGCTAGCTGCATCTTATCATTCAAGTCTCCAGAAGCAATGTCATCATCGACATCGGCTTTGGTTTTGTACACCTTGGGATTCTTGTTAAAGATACCTTTCTTAGCTACAAAGAATTTTCCATCAGATGGATCGATGCCAGCAAAGACTGCAGGCGCGCCATCCCACTTGACAGACACACCACCATCATGTTGTCCTTTCAACATATCTCTAAGAGATCGTAAAGCTAGGATTGCTTGGCGAGTACCATCGACGCCACCATAGAGAACTTTATCCTCGATGTGAGTCATGTGAGTGTTTTTAGACTCAGTGATATATGCTTTAAAATTTTCCATAGATACCTTATACGACTATGTTAATTAGTTGTCAACTAGTAATATATCAAATGCGGCTGTGATACGTTTGTTGTTAGAACGATTTACAATTCGTATTTCAACGTCAGACTTTTCAGCAAGTACAAGTGGTGCACCAAAAGTATAATCGTACTGACCACCACGTAGTTGTATTTCAAATGCGTGTTTAATTCTAAAAACATCATCATCGTAAAGTCGGGTTCTTACTGACCCACTAGCATCTGCATCCGAGCTACCACTAACACATAGATGAGTTAAGTATCCTGTCTTACCAGCTGGGATAGTATAAACTGCCATTAATGTTTGGCCATATCCTTGTGTAATTCTACCTACCGTAGTTCCACCCGCAGCACCGGCTTCTATGTCAATGTCACCTACGTTTGTTGAGGCCCCATCAGTTATGAACGCACGATTCACTCTCGTGAACAATTGAGTACCAACTTGATCTGCGCCTGTGATAGTTATATCTTCTTCAGCAAAATTGTAGTTTTCATCCAGTCCTTGTACCGTAACTATAAAGCCATTGTCGGAAGCATTGTTACGTTCAACATTTACAACACTACCCGAACCTAACGCGTCCCAAGGATACAGAGTATCATCAATATCCCACACAGTTGCTGTGCCTGCTGCCATTGATGGAGCAGCACCAAACTTATGATTGAATGCATAACCTGGAATAAGACCTTGCTGAACTTCAAGATAGAATGGTTTGTTGCTGGTTCGTAAAGGATTATCTGAGTCGACCAAACCACCAGCAGCATCAGCAATCATTACAACTTCATGCAGATCGTTATTTGTATCAAGTTTCTTGTTTCTTAGGATTGAAAATATGGCCATGACTTAGCTCTCCAGAAATAGTTTTTGGATACCTTTTACCGTATCAATGGTATGGTTTGACTTGCCCTTTGTT